ATTAAGAATAATATAGAAAGCCTGTATCTTGCAAAAGGCTTATGCAAAGTCGTGCTTTTCTATCAGGATCGTGGTCATGTTGCGGGAAAGGGGGGGATTATTTATATCTTTGTCATCAGAATAGCGTTGGAGGTCCAGTGCCGGATTGTAGTTCCGGAAGATTGCCTCCTCCGCTATTTCTTTTTTATGTGGTTGTACAGCTCCCTGCTGTCCGATATGCTGTGCAGCACGAATTCCCCCCAGTCGTATTCCCTGACGATGATCAATGCCTTTTCTTCATGCACTTCCGTTTCGAAGATGTGCGACTGCACCACTCTGGGAATCCCCTTGTGGTTGTCTGCCGTGCCCAGGTATTTTGCCTTCTCCAATACGGAGGCAATATCGAGCAGCATCCGGTTCTTTGCTTCGAAATACTTGAACGGTTGGTTGGTCCATTCGTTGATGGATTTGCGTGTGACCTGTATTTCGTGTGGGAAGGCCGGGTTTGTGATCGTGGTTCCTTGCACGGTCTTAGCCTTGTGGCGTGTGGTTCTGGCGTCAGTTTTGGCCATTTCCCTGACAATCCTGCACGCGGCGCACAGTTCGTTTTCCGGTATCTTTTTTACCAGTTCCACTTTTTTAGCCAGGTCGCAGCTGTTGCACTGCCTTATGGTGTAGGGGTTGTAGTCGGGTACCGCTTTCTCTTGTTTTCCCGGGTTGAACCTGAACATTTCGCTTTTCCCGTCCCCGAAAACGCTCTCGGCACGCCCTCTCGCTTCATTCGCCGGTGTTGCCGGATATTTGGACTTTCGTACCTGCACCACGTCGCAGCGGCAGTTCCACCCGTTTGGCGGGGAGTATTCCTCCCAGAACGGGTCGTCGGGTGGCAGTGTTATGCCGTCAAGTTCCGCATGTTCGGGACGTACCTTGTCATCGTTTACAGTCCGGTATTGCAGGTGGTAACGGTCCCCATCCTGGATAAACCTCTCCCATTTGGCCGCCATTTCGGCTGACGCCTGCACGAAATTGTATTCCGCCCGCAAGTAGTTCGAGTTGTATGTCTCGTCTATCTTCCGTACATCGTTCAAAAAGCGTTCGAACGTCTTTCTTTCGCCGTTCTCGTCCAGCAGTGAGGGGAATGCCTCGTTCAGTTCATGGAAGGTCTTCATCCCGGAAAACACGTAGTCGGACCGTTGGAGCCTGCGCCGCATCGTGTCCGTCATCTCCACCTTCTGGAACGACGAGTCGAGTGCTGCGGCGTGTGCTTCCATGAACTCCCTCATTTTCGGCGTTTCAAGCACCTCGATACGTAATCGGGAACCTTCCAGCTTGTAGAGTGCCTGCATCATCCCGTCGAACAGCGAGGAGAGCTCCCGCCGTATCTCCCGGATGCGTTCCTCCCTTCCGGCTTCCAGCTGTGCCGTCATGTTCCCTGTCAGGCAGGCATATCTTTCATGGAGCCCCTCGTAGTCGGAGGGGCTTAGTCGAAAAAACGGGACGGTCGCATGTTTCTGGCTTTCTTCTTCCCGTCCTTTGTGCCGTTACCGTCGTCTTCCGGTTCTTTCCCGGGTAGTACGGGAGCCACCTGCTGCCTTCTTTCCCCTACCGGCATCCCGTATTTCCCCTCGAAGTACTTTCCGTCCACCTCATAGTTAGCCAGCACCATCTCCTCGTATGCTTTTTGCTGTTCGGGGGTGTAGTCCACCGAGTCATCCCATTCGAAGCGCATCCCTTTCACCGGAAACCCGTGCTTTGCCATTTTGGGTATGAGCTGGTTGTTCACGATGTCTTTCAGCATCCTGCAATCCCTTTCCACAAGGTTCTCGAACACCTCCAGGTGCGTTTCCGACTGTGAGAGGCTGGATCCGTCCTCGATGGTCATGGTCTGCCCGATGACGAGTTTGGAGAGCTCGGAGTTTGCCCGGTCCACGCGTTTGTCATAGACATTGAAAGCGTCGCCCTTCGTGCTCTCGACCACCTCGATGTCCGTTCCCTGCTGGAATACTCCCCATAGGCTGGCTCCCATGCTGTCCATCATTTTCTCCATCTTTGCCAGCTCCTTCTCGTCCCTGGTGGTGGTTTTTGCGATTCGCATGGGCATCCCGAATATTTCGGCGAAGGTGTCCCAGAAGGCGAGCGCGTTCTTCTTCGGTATGGTCTGTGTGGCCGCCTTGAGGAACAGCCCGAGATTGTCGGGGCTTCCCGCTTCTATGAGCCATTCGGTAAACGGCGGTTTCCGGTATTCTATTCCTGTCGTCCAGTCCTGCCCGAGGTCAGTGATGACCCGTCTGTATTCGGGGATGACATGTTTTCTGGGGATAAGTGTCACCCCGTCGAAGCACGGGCAACCGTCCCCGTCAGTGGTGACCTCCCCGAGCTCGATGAGCGAGTGTCCCCAGTATATTGAGTCCAGCGCGTACCCCATGAGCTGGAGAAACCATTCCTGGTTGAAATAGTGCAGCGCCTCCTCTTTCTCGTTTCCTCCCTGGTCCGTGATCTTGTAGGTTCGTGCCATGACGAATCCCTTGCGCTGCTCGATACATCCGGAAAGGTGCAGGTCCACCTCCACGTCGCGGTATATGTCATAGAGTGCCGCCCGGTTGGGGCTGTCCACGTTGATGGCCATCTGCCACGCGTTCCTCCAGTCCTGTATGTCCCTTCGCGTGAGCGCGTCGGTGGTACGTTGGAGCTCGACTACCAGTTTTCTGACCTTCTTGCGGTCGCTTTCCCTGGCGAGGTTGAAGTCCCCGTATTTTGTGCGCAGCACATGGTCCGCACCTGCGAACCTTTTCTTTATGTCCTTGAATAATCCCATAGCCTTACCAGTTGTACCGCTGCTTTTTCTGGCAGCCGTAAATGAATGATCCGTTTGCAATTTCTCCGTTTTCGTCCGTGACGACTGGCAGGTCGGGCACTATCTTCCCGGCTTGTACGCCTTCAAGCCACTTGACGGCTCTTTCGTAGCGTTCCTTGCGAATTTCCATGCCCATATTCTGCGGCAGTGACGCCGCCATGTGGTACAGTGCGATGTCGCAGGTGAACATGACGATAAGCTTGTTGCGTTTTTCCCCCTCGGCGGCGAACACCGCCGGGCAGTCGTATTTTGGGCGCAAGTACGAGGCTATCTCCTCCTGTGCCTCATGTTCGGCGTTTGTGCGGTTCTCCGCGCTGGTCCGTGAAATGACTTTCAGCGCGTTTTCCCCGACAACCACCCGATAGTCCTCTTCAGTGATAAACATGTCCTCCTCCTTCCTTTATCTGGTTACGAAGAGCGCCCGTTTTTCGATGTCCGCCACCGTCACGCCCTTCTTGAAGCGATGCCTTGCCACGAGCTCTTTGACGGCCTTTTTTGGTACCACCTTGAGCCCTTTGTTGATATATATCACGTAATATTTCATTCCGGTCATGCCTGCCATCCTGACCGCCTTCTTCACGGCCCGCTTGTATCTCCAGGCGAACCACATTCTTTTTATAAATCCTATCATTGTCACCAGCTGTTTTTTGAGGTTCTCCGGTGTCTGCCGAGCCTCGGTTTGTAATTCTGTTCCCTTGTATTTTTCTGGAGTATCCAGATGGCGGCCTCGTCTGCGTCCGGTGCGTCGTCATGTATCCGGCTTCCCCGTTCGAGTGCCAGGGTCTGTTCTATGCCCACCTGCATGTCCGGGCTTTCCTTGAGCGCCTCGTTATAAAATATAAATCCGCGCTCCCATAACGGTGAGACTGCTTCAATACGCTGTATTTTGTCCGGTTTCTTGCGGTAGTCCCCGCTGATCGGTAACTGGTACCCTCTACGGTTGCCCTCTTCGGTGAACTCGTCCAGGATGGTATCCTGAAGGAAGTTCGCTTCCATGAAGAAGCTGACCGCCACGCCTTCGGGCAGGTCCTCGTACAGGTTGTATAGCCATCGCACCATTCCCGTGACGCTGTCCTGCCGGACATAGCAGTCTATCAGGTGGAGTTCCGTCCCGATCTTTCCCCAGAGGCGCGAGGCTTTGTAGTCATTGGCCGTCGTGGATTTGAACGAGGGGTCGGTGTAGCACACGAGCATGTCGTATTTCCAGAGCGGCAACACCTTTTTGAAACGTATCCATTCCGCCCGGAAGATGGTCCCGTCCGTGATGGGGTTATGCATCATTTCTTTCTCCCATGCCCGGTAACCGACGAACTCCCTGTACTGCCGTGCTTCCTCCTTCGTCCACTTTTCTTTCCATACAGGTTCCCCGTTTTTATCCACCGCCTTGATTTCGGACACGTGCACGCCCTTGGACGCGGCGATGTTTGCCAGTACCGATTTCTTTGATATGAGGTTTCCCACCATGATGAACCGCCCACGTCCCACGTCAAGGGCCCCGAACAGAGCCTCTTTCACCCAGTCGGTCAGTATTTTCACACGCGCTTCATTCCGGCAGAGTTCGTCATCGTCCAGGTCATCGATGACGATGTAGTCCGGACGCGCCTCGCGCTCCCTGAGTCCGCGGGGTGACTGTCCCCGTCCGCAAGCGAGGAACTTGACGCCCTGGCGTGATGTGAATTCTCCTTCCGACCATTCCCCGATGCTCTTCTGTTCCCCGAAGTCCGCGATGATGCGCTGGTTGTATTCCAGTTCGGCCTGTATGTCCCCGAGCAGCCGGATGGCACTGTCCTCCGACTTGCCGACCACCACCATGAAATTGATGAGCCGTTTGGGCTGGAACATGAGCCATAGCGGGATGAATATGTCGAAATGGGTCGATTTGGCATGTCCGCGCGGCCATTTGAACACTGCCTTCAGGTTGGGTGTGCTCTTGACCTTCATTGCCGCCGCATTGTGGAACGGTGCGTTGTGTACGGTCCGGATGACCTCCCCGGTCACCTTGTCGCGAAGCTGGAGGAAGTGAGGGAAATAGTACTCGCAGAAAGCCGCGTAGTCGTTTTGCAGCCTTCTGATGCGTTTCTCTTTCTGTACGGCTGTCTCGTGCGAGAAGCTGGAAAGGTCCGTGAGTGACTGGATGCGCTTGCAGTGCTCCTGCCACTCTGCATATCTTTGTTTTATTTCCGCCTGGGTTGCCATACTACTGTCCCCCCAGGTTTGCCCCCATGCTTTCCACGATGTACTTGTCCTGGTAGCGGTTGATAGCCTTGATCAGTTCCGGTGTCAGTTCCGGGTCCGTCTGCGAGCGGTATTCAAGCCATTTGGAAAATGCCATGAACACTTCGATGGCATCCACCACGTTCGCCTTCTTGTCGAGTTTCTCGATGACCGCCGAGAGTTTTGCCAGCTTGTCACCGAGCCCGGCGATCATCGCGGCGTCCTCGGATGCGTTTACCTGTTCTATGAGCTTGTCTATGGTCAGCAGCAACTTGTTCACCAGCTCGGGGCGCGTGATGTTTTTCGCCGCCCTTGCTTCCTTCCATTTCCCCTCAGTACACCATTTGGACACGGTGACTGCCGAGACCCCGACTTTGTCGGCGATCTCCTTCTGTTCCATGCCGGAAAGGTACAGTGCCCTTGCCAGCGATTTCTTTTTTTCGATCTCTTCTTTCTTCATAAAAATGTGTGTAAAAGTTCATGAATCACGGGCAAAGTTGCGTCCGGGCGTGCGGGGTTTCCAAAAAACGCTGAAATGCTTTCATAGAAGTGTGCAACCGTTTCATACTTTTTTGGAAGGCGGCTTTTTTCACTTGTAATATTGCGGCGTGAAACTTGAAAAAAGCAGAAAAGAGAAATGAGCAAACGAGTACGAATTTCAAACAGTGTCCTGAACAGCTACGGTTTTCGTGTGCTGACTGAAGGGATGGACATCGGGCAGTATTGCCGTAACCCGGTGCTGCTGGACATGCACGAGCGTGGTAATGTAATCGGTTATATGAAGGATGTGAAAGTGGACGGTGACGAGATTACCGGTGAGCCGGTGTTTGATGAAGCGTCAGAACTGAGCCGGCGCCGCAAGAAACAGTGGGAGTTCGGCAGCATCCGGATGGTGAGCGTGGGGATAGATATCCTTGAGGTGAGTGACAGCGCGGAGCATCTTGTACAGGGGCAGACCCGGCCGACCATTACCCGCAGCAAGCTCACCGAGGTGTCCGTCGTGGATATCGGTGCTAACGATGACGCCATCGTGCTGACGAGGGACGGTGTGAGGATAGAGCTCGGCAGGGACGGCGAGTGCCCCTTGCCGCTATTGGATAACAAACCCAAAAATCAAAATTTTATGGATCAGAAAATTCTGGCCCTGTCGCTGGGCCTGCCGGAGACGGCTGATGAAGCGACAATCAATTCCCGCCTGGCGGAGTTGAAAGCATCGAAAGAGGAAGCGGACCGCCTGCGTTTGGAGAATTCCGCCCTTCAGCTGGCACGTGTCACGTCGGTGGTTGAGAAGGCGGTGAGCGAGAAACGTATCGGTGAGGACAAGAAACAGCAGTTTATCGATCTTGGCAAGAAAATCGGTGCGGAGGAACTGGAGAATACTTTCGCGGCCATGTCCCCGCAGGTGCGGCTCAGTTCGGTCATCGGTCACCAGGGCGGTGCTCCCACGGGCACGCAGCCTGTTAGCTACAACAAGCTTTCCGATGTTCCGGTTGACAAGTTGGAGGAAATGCGTGAGAAACAGCCTGCCGAGTACCGGAAGCTTTACAAGGCCGAGTACGGCATGGAGTGTGAGATTTGAAGTCAAACCTTTTTTAAAAAAACAGAAAAGAAAATGAGTAAGAAAGTACTTATGTTTTGTATGGCCCTGTTGTTCAACGGTGTGACCGGGGCTGTTTTTGGTGCGGTCTGCGGCATTCCTGCCGCCTTGTCGGCGCTGGGCATGAATGCCGTGGCTGTCGTGGTGGGTGCGCTTCCGGTGGAACCGGGAATCCTGCGCGCCGGTGTGTACAAGGAGATTTGGACGGGCGAATTGGTGAAGTACCTGCGCCGCGGTCTGGAGGCGACGTGGCTGGACGGTATTCCCGACAGTTCCTCGCTGGTGAATAACGACGTGATCCACCTGGTGGATGTGGGTGTGGACCCGGACGTGCTGGTTAACAACACCACGTACCCGATCGACCTCCAGGCGCTGGATGATGCCGACCTGACCATCAGCCTTGACAAGTTCCAGACGAAGGTGACTCCCATTACTGACGATGAGCTGTATGCGATCAGTTACAACAAGATGTCGCGTGTGAAGGAAAGCCACGGCAACGCCATCAACGACGCCAAGTTCGCCAAGTCCGCACATGCCATGTGCGCCAAGGAGAATACCGCCAAAACCCCTGTGCTGAAAACCACCGGGGAGAGGGACGAACAGACCGGACGCCTGAAGATGCGCATGGCTGATATCATCGAGCTCAAACGTTCTCTGGACAAATTGGGTGTTCCCGCCGCCGGGCGTCGCCTGGTACTGTGTTCCGACCATGTGAACGACCTGCTGGGCGAATCGCAGAGCTTCCGCGAGCAGTACAATATCAACCGCACGGATGGCACGGTGGGACGTCAGTACGGCTTTGACATCTATGAATTCGCGAACAACCCGTTGTATACCACTACCGGAAAGAAGAAAGATCTCGGTACCGACGCCGCTGATGGCGAGTTCCAGTGCTCCTTTGCGTTCTACACCCAGCGTGTGTTCAAGGCTACCGGCTCGACGAAGATGTATTACAGTGCCGCCGAGACCGATCCGGAATACCAGCGCAACAAGATCAACTTCCGCCACTATTTCATCTGTATGCCGAAAAAGGAGGATGCCGGTGCGGTCATGATGAGCGGTTATAAAGCGGCGTAAAATATGGGGAAAATAAAATTTTTGGTCATCCATTGCACGGCTACGCCTGAAGGGCGTGAAGTCAGTGGCGCAGAGATTCGCGCCTGGCACACGAACCCGGTATCCAAGGGCGGTCGCGGCTGGAAACAGGTCGGGTATACTGACCTGTTCCATCTGAATGGCGGCGTGGAGCGCCTGGTGGACAACAACGAGGACGCGAACGTGGACCCCTGGGAAATCACCAACGGCGTGGCCGGCTATAATTCCGTCAGCCGTCATATCGTGTATGCCGGCGGTGTAGCCAAAGACGGCAAGACCCCGAAGGACACGCGTACGGCGTGCCAGAAGCGTGCGCTTGAGAAGTACGTGAAAGACTTCCACCGCCGTTTTCCAGATGTCCGTATCGTGGGTCATAACGAACTGGCGGCGAAAGCCTGCCCCAGTTTTGACGTGCAGAAATGGCTTGTTTCAATAGGTATCAGACAATCATAAAAAAGTGATCATGGACACGAGCGTACTCTTGAACTGGATATTTGGCGGCGGCCTTCTGGCCGCTCTGACGGCCCTTGTAACGTTGGGCCCCACGGTCAGGAAGGCGAAGGCGGAAGCGGAAAAGGCGAAAGCCGACGCGGAGACCGTGCGGATAGACAACACGGAGCACGCCACGCGTATCCTGATCGAGAATATTGTAGAACCCTTAAAAAAAGAACTTAGTGCGACACGAAGAGAGATGGCGCGTTTGCGCAAGGCTATTGACGGTGCCAATGATTGCCTTCACCGTGCTGACTGTCCTGTCCTTCATGAGCTGCGCGAGCTCCCGAAAACAGACCCGGAGCTTGACGACGGTGAAAACCGCGTCAGGCGCGGACAGCGCAAGGTCCGGGCGTCGGGGGCTGGTGATGGCGGGCCTCCCGGCATCGGCGCTGACGTTGAAAATTCCGGTTCCTGACCTGCTGGCGCTTCCTGCCGGTGCCTCCTATCATGGTAAAAACGGGCAGGCTGGCGTAGATGTGACGTCCAGGGGCGACACGTTGGTGGTGACCTCCACCTGTGACAGTCTCCAGCGTCTGCTCCTCTGGTATGAGGAGGAACTGACACGTATCCGGGGCGATACCGTGAGTGTTTCGGAAGTTTCCGAAACGGAGTTCAAACAGCGTTTTAACCCCGTTAAAATCGCCCTCATTGCCTTTATCGCCGGTATGGCATCCGGCATAGTATTAACCGTTTTAATAAAGAGACGACTGTATGAAAAATAACAAGAATTTCATCTACGGCATCGCTGTTGTCACGTTCGGTGCCATGACTATCGGCTGGATCGAGAAGGGCAGCTGGGACTGGGGCGGCACGAAGCCCGAGAGTGTCGATATTGAAGCCGAGCAGGTTCCCGACGCCCCCGTCCTGACATTGCTCCAGAAGAACGGGCAGGTATCGCCCACGTTCAACCTTATCCAGCTGGACTATAAGAACATCAAGGCCGTGCTTGGCGGCACGCTTGTAGGGCCGGCGGATGCCCCGACCGGCTGGAAGGCCCCGACCGAACTGGTGAACCTTTCCGGTCCGTGGACCATCAAGTTCGTATCCGGGCAGACGATGTCCATCCCGAACGGTACGATCCTTGCGAACCTCGGCGGCAAGTTGACGCTGACGGAGGTTTCCAAGCTGGAATGCCAGTTGAAGGTGAACAAGCCGGAGGACGGCTCTTCTCCTTACGAAATCAATGACACCGCGGCAGTGGAGGACTAACGCATGGACGAGCGTGAAGCGAGAAAGGTGCAGAGGGAGGCATCCGAGGCATTGCTTGACCTGGGTGTCTCCCTTCCCCTGAAGGAATGGCGCCTGCCTTTCATGAAACGCCCCGTGCGGTGGCGTGTGACCATGCGCCGCCCGCGCCTTGCCGGGCAGATATGCATCGTGAGGCTGTATCTCTCGATGGACGTCTCCCCCGAGGAGGTTTCCGCCTTTGCCGGGCGTGAGCGGCTGGAGTTCCTGGCACGGAACGGCGTCAAGATATCCCGTATGGTAGCCCATACCCTCTGCCGCGGTCCGGTGAGCCGGCGGCTTTTTGTCCGCCCCGTGGCGTGGTTCCTGCGTGAGGCCGTGGAGCACCGTTTCCTGCTGGGCGCCCTGGAGAAGTTCATCAGCCTGATGGGCAGCGAGTCTTTTACGAGTATTATCAGCTCGATCGATCGGGCGAACCCGATGAAGTTGAGAATGAGCCAAAGAAGGAAGGGGAGTTAAGGACCGAATTTGAAGGTTCCCATAGCCCCTTCGGTTTTATCTGGAACATCGCGAGCGCCACCGGCTGGACTGTTGAGTACATCCTGGAGAAGGTGAACTACCAGACGCTCATCCTGATGCTGTCTGACGCCCCGCGTTATGTCCGCCGCCGGGTGAAAGCCAGTGATCCTGAAAATATCTCCCGTGGTGAGGTCGATCCGGAAGCCGCCGCCCGCGAAGCCGGTGACATAGTGAATTTTTTTCAAAGCAATTTAGAACTGTAAACGATGAAGCCCGTAGAAATCGAATTCCTGATGAAGGACAACCTGACGGGGGGCCTTGACAAGGCCGGCCTTGCCGTCGATATCCTTGCCGAGAAATCGGAGAAGGCCGCCGCTGCCATCAACGCCCGTATTTTAGAGCAGCGCAAGGTCATCGACCGGGTGAATTCCGACCTGCACCGGATGGAAACGCAGCTCCAGAACATGAAGCCCGGCCCGGCACAGGCGGAACTTGCCGCCGACGGTGGGGGCCTGCCGCACGTTCCTGGCGGAGGGGAGGGGCGACCACAGTCG